TGTCAAACTCATCGCTGTCCGCATCTGGTGCATCAGTTTATGAGTCTACGCCGTAGTCTATTACCAGAATAGCAGTGAACGTGGCACGGCAGGACTGCGCCCGTTTTCGGATGACTGCACGCGCCTTCATATTGAGGAGGGCTGGGACTTTCATTCGCGTATTACAATCTGGCGCGATCCAGTGCGGGAAATGCAAAAAACCAAAGCTCATGGGCTTCTCTGGAAAACACTTCGCGCTGACAGCACGTTTAGTCGCATGGGTATGCCGGAGTATCTGCTAGTTTTTCGGAAGTGGGCGAAGGACGGCGAAGAAGTTAAACCAGTAACCCACACCAAAGAGAGTTTTCCAGTTACGGACTGGCAGGATCATGCGTCGCCAGTATGGAACTTTAGCAAGCAAGATTTGCCCGAGACTGATGTTTTGAATGTTAAGGTTGCGAGATCGGACAAGGACGAAAAACACCTTTGCCCCATGCCTCTAAACATCACAAAGCGCGCATTGCGTATGTGGTCAAATGCAGGAGACACCGTTTTCTCGCCGTTTATGGGCATTGGATCTGAGGGATACGTTTCTCTGCAAAATAGCCGCCGCTTTATCGGCACTGAACTGAATCCAAACTACTTCAAACAGGCCGTGAAAAATCTGGGCGATGCCGCGGCCGTTGGTGAAGTGCCTAGCCTCTTTGGAGATAACGACAACGTTGGGGCTGCAAATGCAGCCTGACGACATCTGCCACGTCTGCTTCCGTCACGCCGTGGGACTCGGCGTGCAGGAAGGCAAAGAACCGATCCGCTGGCTATGCAAGGAATGCGCTGACATTGCCGAGCATATCCGCACGCGCCGCAGGCTAGACCCTTACGAGCTTCGCGCCCTTGATACCGGCGTTGAGGCTGTTGGGGAGTTTTTGCAGTCCATACAGAAAACCGACCTCGCCGACTGCGACGAGCTCGAGGCCAGGCAACTGGTGAAGGCAGCATGGGAAGGCTGCGGGCGAGGAATGCGGGAAGCTTTGAAGGATGCACCGTTTTGACCGCCTACTACAACGAAATCGATCCAAAAGCTGCCGCTTGGCTGCGCGAGCTGATCAAAGCAGGACACATAGCCCCGGGAGATGTTGATGAGCGTTCAATTGTCGATATTCGACCTGCCGACCTCGTCGGATACACACAATGCCACTTCTTCGCCGGGATCGGCGTCTGGTCCTACGCATTGCGTCGAGCAGGATGGCCCGACGACCGTCCTGTCTGGACAGGTTCTTGTCCCTGCCAACCTTTCAGCGCGGCAGGCAAAGGAGATGGGTTTGCTGACGAGCGGCACTTATGGCCGCACTTCCACTGGCTTATTCAAAACTGCCGACCTGCAGTTGTCTTTGGCGAACAGGTTGCGAGCAAGGACGGACTTGGCTGGCTCGACCTTGTACAAGCTGACCTGGAAGGATCGGGCTACGCCAGCGGGGCGGTCGATACCTGCGCTGCGGGCTTCGGTGCGCCGCACATCCGGCAAAGACTTTACTGGGTGGCCTACAGCGACAACGCGGGATCACAAAGATGGAAGCAACCCGGATGTGAACGTACCCTTGAACGCACTTCTGGGGCGGGTGGTTTGGTTGGCGGGTTGGCCGACAGCCCAGGCATCGGATGGGTCGGGCGGCGGTCAGGCGGCGAGGGCGATGAACCCGGACAGATCGAACGATCTGAACGACTTCGCGATGCTGACCGGCTGGACAACAGCCTCGGCATCAGATGGATCGCGAGCGGGAACGGGAATAACGGCAAACATGACGGGGAGCAGCTTGCCTCAAATGGCAGCAATGGCAGGCCCAGCCCGACTAACGGCTTCTGGCGAGATGCTGATTGGCTCTTCTGCCGGGATGGAAAGTGGAGGCCAGTTGAACCCAGCACATTCCCGTTGGCTCATGGGTCTGCCGCCCGAGTGGGACGCCTGCGCGGTTACGGCAATGCAATCGTTGCGCCAGCCGCGCAAGCCTTCATCGAAGCGTATCTCGAAACCGAGTTAGTGGCCGCCAACGACAACAGCCCTTATGCCAAAGCCACTTAAGGCAATCGACCGCTCCCACCTTCGTGCTGCCGTTCCATGAAAGTCCGGGTGATTTGAACGAGGCAATCATTCGCTTCTGTCTCGGTGAGCCCTGTCTGAAGCTTACCGTCGAACTCGACCGGTTCATTTTTGTACGCCTCAATAACAGACCAGGTGCCGTCCTGTTCTTGGCGAACCTTATAGCCATTCTCAATCATAGTTTCCTCCTTCAGGTGTTCACATGCAGAATATTTCCAGTCGGCAATTTGCAGAAGACCCAATGCTCGACGTCGCGCTGTCGTATCAGGCGCAGAACTGGCGTTCTAGCTAGAAAAATAATGAATATTCATTATAAACTCTTGACGAACTAAGGAATATTCATTATATAGGTATTACCATGGAAAACCATGAATTCCGCGCCATTCGCAAAAGGCTTGGCCTCACACAAGCACAATTGGCTGCCATCCTTGAATGGTCGCATCCTGTGCAAGTGTCAGAAATAGAGCGCGAGACAAACCCTAAATCTATCCCCAAGCATGTAGCTTTATTGATGAGGGCGTATGACGAAGGATATCGACCAAAAGACTGGCCAGAGTAACGGCAAAATCTGCCCGCAATGTGGCGTGTGGAAGCCGCTGGATCAGTACAAAAAGAGGAAAATTACAAAGAAGAGTAAATCCGGGATGAACTCGGAATGCAAGGCGTGCGAGAAGATTCGGAATGCCAAATACTATCAAGAGAATAAGGATCGAGTGCGAGAGCGAGTAAGGGTATGGAAGGCTGATAACCCGGAAAAGAAAACTATCTATGATGCAAGTTATCGTGAGCGGCATCCAGATAGAGTGAAAGAAAGCGCTAAAAAGTGGCTAAGAACTGATCCTCTCGCGAGAGAAAAGAAGAATGTTTACTCAAAAAAATGGAAGCGTGAGAACCCGGAGAAAGTAAAGGATATAACAAAAAAGGCATCACAAAAGCGATTATCCGTACCGGGTGTTCGATTAAACAACGCAATTGGCCGAGCAATGCGTAGTGCTCTCGGTAAAGGAGAGAAGGCTGGCCGGCGTACATTTGATACTTTGGGATATACCAAACAAGAGTTGATGGCGCACCTTGAAGCACTATTCTTACCGGGAATGACTTGGGATAATTACGGCTTACACGGTTGGCATATAGATCATAAAATTCCCAAGTCACTATTCCATTTTCAAACGACGGATGACTTTAATTTCAAAAGATGTTGGTCGCTCGAGAATTTGCAGCCACTTTGGGCCACGGACAACCGCAAAAAACACGCAAAGTATGATCCCCCATTCGAGCCATCACTTGCGCTGCAGTGTCCTGGCAATGACAACAGTGAGGTCTTAAATGCTCGCTCAGCTCAATAACGACAATGACCATATGATGACTATCGCCCTCGACTATGTCGTTAAGGGGTGGCCAGTATTTCCATGCCGCCAACGTGACGAGGAAATCATCGACCAACATACCGGCGAAATAGAAATCCTCGCCACCAAGACCCCGTTAACTTCAAATGGATTCCGCGGTAGCACTAAATCAGAACGCATCGTTCGCGAATACTGGCGCCGCAATCCGTCGGCTATGATCGGGGTGCCAACTGGTGCGCCGATTGGTGCATGGGTTCTTGATATCGATCCGAAGCACGGCGGCGACGAAACGCTTGCAGCGCTTGAGGCCGCACACGGTGCGCTGCCTGCAACGCTCACCGCAGAAACCACGAGCGGCGGCCGTCACTATTTCTTCCGTCATCGTCAGGGTGTTCGCAACCGCGGCGCGCTTGGATCCGGCGTCGATGTGCGCGGTGACGGCGGCTATGTCATTGCAGCCGGGAGCGTGCCGGAGGTTGGCTTACCTTATCGCTGGATCTCGGAGCAAGAGCCGGTCGACGCGCCAGAATGGCTGCTGGATCTCGTACTGCCGCGCTCATACGAAAGCACATACACTGCGGCGCCATCTGTTAGCGGCAAGATCAATGACCGTTATGTCGAGCGAGCAGTTCAGTCCGAGCTGGACGATCTTGCGCTTGAACCGATGGGTAATCGCAACAACCGGCTGAACGACGCCGCGTTTCGTTTGGGCACGTTCGTTGGAGCCGGAGCTATGGCTGAATCCGAAGCGCGCGCTCTACTGCAAGACGTGGCACGAGGCTGGGGTCGTGATTGGCCGCGCTGCGTCAAGACGATCGACAACGGCCTGGCAGCCGGTGCTCGCAGCCCACGCAGCGTGCCGCAGAATGATAATGACAACACTCGTCTGGTTGATATCAGCCGCATGATTGCGAATGGATTGGCGAAAGCGGAAGCGCGCACCGACGTTGTTTCTGAGCCAGTTGCGGACCTCGATTTAGCTATCAGCGAATCGGAACAAACTACTGAAAACAAACGAGCAATCATCGCGACGCCGTTCGTCTGGAAAGACCCGGCGACGCTGCCACGGCGCGAGTTTGCGTTTGGTAAGCACTTCATTCGCAAGTATGTTTCGGTGACGGTTGCGCCGGGTGGGCTCGGCAAAACTGCGAACAGCATCGTCGAAGCATTGGCCATGGCATCGGGCAAAGCGCTCAATGGCACGAAGCCGCCGAAGCGTCTTAAGGTCTGGCTGTTCAATGCCGAAGATCCGCGTGACGAGCTTGAGCGCCGCATCATGGCAGCCTGTATTCATTTCAATCTGAAGCCAGCTGATATCGATGGGCATCTGTTTCTAGACACCGGTCGCGAGCAGGAGCTGGTCATCGCGATCGACGACAAGAAGGGAGTGCGTATTCAGGAGCCGGTCGTTGAAGCCGTCGTTGAAACGATATCAGAACTTGGCATCGACGTGATGATTGTTGACCCGTTTGTGTCGACGCACCAGGTTAATGAAAACGACAACGGCGCAATCGACAAGGTGGCCAAGCTTTGGGCGCAGGTTGCTGACCGCACGAATTGCTCAATCGACATTGTGCATCACCTGCGCAAGGTGAGCGATCGTGAAGCGACTGTCGAAGACGCTCGCGGTGCCGTGTCCCTTATTGGCGCCGCGCGCTCGGTGCGCGTGCTTAACCGCATGTCGGAAGCGCAGGCCAGTGAGGCTGGCCTTACACACGAAGCGCGGTTTTCATATTTCAGCGTGGTCTATGGCAAATCGAACTTGTCGGCATTGTCGCACAAGGCTGACTGGCGCAAGCTGGAAAGTGTCGCGCTCGGTAACGGGCAGGGCCTGACCAAGCCACAGGACCACGCGCCCGTGGTGACGTCATGGGCATGGCCAACGAGCGAGGAAGTGGCTGAGACACTGACCGAGAATGAACGCGACGCAATCCGTGGGGTCGTGAACGGTGGCATGTATAAGCCGGCGCCACAGGCCAAGGATTGGGTAGGACGTGCCGTTGCGTACGCGCTGCAGCTGGACGTCGACGAGGAGACGGACAAGAAGCGCGTCGGCATGATCACTAAGGCGCTGTTTGCGGAGGGTTTCCTAATGAAGGTTGAAGACCGAGATCCTGTTCAGCGCAGGGCGACGACGTTTGTTCGAGCGATGTGAAAAGAGCGCCCTACGGGGCGCTTTTTTATTGAGTATCTTTGGTGCTTATGTCCTCGGTATCCGACTTTCCGTTTGAGAAGAATATCAGAGTGAGCAGCGCAAACACCATTATGATAATGGCAACGTCGAATGCGTTGACAGCGCAAGCAATGCCGATAGCGCCTGTTGACCACAGACTGGCTGCTGTCGCTGTGCCTTTGATTGACGAGCTCAAGCGAAGTATTGCGCCACCGCCAATAAAGCCCATGCCTGTGATCACACCTTCAATAATGCGCGCAAGCGCTTCGGGATTGTCGGTGGTTATTCCCTCTGTCGCTTGAATAAAGCCACAGCTGGCTACTGCGACGAGTGGGAAGGTCCGCAGTCCGGCGCTTCGCTCTTGGCGTTCTCGGTGCCATCCAATCGGCAACGCAAGGATGTAGGCAGCAGCCAACGCGATAATGTGTGGCCAGACGTTAAAGTTATCGGACTTTAGCGCTTCTTCGAGCGCGATTTGAAGCTGATCCATGTTTTCTATCACTCTGGGTCAATGGCTTCAGTAAACGCAGTTGTCGCGGTTCCGTTCCAGACGAGAGACTTTTGATACGCAGACAACAAGCTGGATAGCGCCAGAATACTAGGGGACCACCTTAGACATCGGGCGGGTTCTTTTCTCTAGTTAGCAGTTTCCGGCGCAATTCGCGGAATTTTACCCAGGAACTTATCAGCGAATCGTTCGTTTCGTCTTCCTAACAAGGAGGACGGATATGAAAACCCTTTCTGATATTTTTGAGCACACCTTACAGGACATTTACTACGCAGAGAATGCGATCACCAAAGCGCTCCCGAAGGTAGCCAAAGCGGCAAAGAGTGCCAAACTAAAGCAGGCAGCCGAGGAGCATCTGGAGGAAACCAAAGGTCAGATCGCAACGTTGAATCAAGTGTTCAAGTCACTCAAACTAAAGCCGACCGCGGAAAAATGCGACGCTATCGAGGGACTGATAAAGGAAGCCGACGGCTTGATTGAAGAAGCAAGCGGAACAGCTCTCGACGCTGGTCTGTTAGCGGCTTGTCAGGCAGTAGAGCATTATGAAATCTCAAGGTATGGTTCTCTGCGCGAATGGGCCAAGGAACTCGGACATACAGAAGCACATACTTTGTTGACCCAGATTCTGGATCAGGAAAAAGCCACTAACAATAAGCTCACGAATCTTGCGATAAATCAGATAAACAAAGCTTAGTCTTGTTGAGCCATATGCCGAGAGGAGGGTGGGTGTTCCTCCTTACGGGCACCAACAACACAACCTGCTGTCACAATCAAAATACAACCATAGGTAACGCGTAAGTCTTGTTGCGTAAGTCTCAAAAAACTTAAAAAGACTTGCGCAAAAGCACGCTGCTTTTAGTGCGTAAGAGTTCTTATATAGAAACTTACGCACAAAGCGCGCAGCGCGTAGTTCTATGCGTTTGAGAACTACGCACTTTTTAGAAATTTTCCTGATTGAAAAATACAACCTGATTTGAGGCTGGTTGAAATTTTGCCGGTCGACGCTTGACCGACCTGTCACTCCCACCATGATGTGAATTGCTCCGCTACTAACGGGACAACGCCAACGGAAGCCCACCAAGCTGACGTACCATGAACACGAGGAGAGACCATGACACGAAGAGGTGCGCTGAAAGGCGCGTCTATTTCCAAACCAGCAGCAAAACCAAAAGCCACAACGCAGACCGTGCGCATTAATGGCGTCCGAACGATCATCACGACACGCGATGGCAAAGTGACCACAAAAGCAGCCCTGCCTCTGGAATGGGAATTGCAAGCTGCACAGGTCCGCAGTCTGCGCAGAATGCCAGAATACGTCCATACAGCGCGAGACGTTCGACCGGGAACATTCACACTGGCTGGAGATCAGAACGCAGCCAAGCGCGGCCCCACGGCAAGAGCCGAAGCATTAGCGGCAGGACTGACGCCAGGAGAAGCAGACGTCCGGATCTATCTCTACGGTGGTGTGCTGCGGCAGATTGAAAACAAGGTCGGCAAGGCCAAGCTCGAACCAAGCCAGATAACCCGCCATCCTTTACTTGATGCTCTTGGCTTTCCAGTTGTGGTCGTCAGGGCAGTCACCGAAGAAGATGCAGCAGAGCAGGCAGTGAGGCTGGTTAAAGGCTGGCTGAGTGAGAACGCGACAAACCAAGCCGCGTAATTGACGAACCAAACACGAGGAGAATTGTATGAGCAACACAGTAAAAAGCAAAGTCATCCCTGAAGGCTTCTATTGGTCGAAGTTGTGCGGAATGGCCTTAAGGAAGAGACAGCTAGGATCACCTGTATCTGTTGAACGGCACACCATGGCCCCAAGTTCTTTGTTGAGGCGGGCACTTGCAGAAATATCGCCTGTCGAGAACGACGCGAATGAAGCCAAAAAACTGACGTCAGAAGACGCTTCCCGTTACGGTTCTGCATTGTGGTCTGGCAAACTGAAAGAATATTTCTCGTGGAGGGCGGAGCAGGGCTTGTCGTGGTGGCATGAACAAGAGCGCCTTTATCCTTCTGCAGCCAATGATAATTCGGCCGTAGCAGTCAGGAAGGCAGCATGAGCAGGCACAAGTCCCTTGCCGGAGCCATGACTGCTTTGAGGGCTTACAAAACCCGGCCTGAAAGCGAAATCATACCCGTTTCAACAAACTGGAATGTGGTGCCTGAGAATAGCAACGAACCAGAGGTGATATCGCAGATGCATACTGAGCGACGCATCCAGATACTTCCGACCGTTGAGGAAATCATGCGGAATGTTGGCAGTGAGGACATCGAGCGCAATGATCTAGGTCAGATAGTTCGTATAGGTCGCCTCAAATTCAGCGATGGTACGCAAGTTGAGGCGGGACACAAATATGGACCCGGTGGCGAGGTAATCGCCGCCAAACATCGGATGCCAGCCGGTGCAATGCTTGGGTGTCGCGAACAGGAGAGCAGGACGCTGGGCGGAGATGAAAAGCCGTCTTATACAAAGGCCAGCAACAATTACTTTTTGAACGCATTCGGAATAACGCACCGTAATCGCATCCCATCAAGGAAAAAAGCCAAGCGGACATACCAGACCCACGATGAAGCCAAGGAATCACTTGCTAAGGCTTATGCAAATACGCCGGTGTTGCCGCCTGTAACTTACTGCCCGCCGGGGCTACCGAATGCCGGTGGTAAGATCGCGGATAGTTTTCTGGGTATGAAGAAAACGACTATTGGTGAATCTGGATCTGAACGGTGGCAGGACGTTTCGACCGCTCTTATCGATCTGGAGATATGGGAGCAGGCTCTTAAGTCTATGTCGGAACGAGATGTAGAAACCTTGGACATCGCTGCCCACGGCAAGGTGAGAACGCAAGGCGACATCTCGCCCGGCGGTACGGAACGAGGCGCCAGAAAGCGCGGGAAGCGCCTGCTAGCTTATGCAAACGACAATCTTATGCAGGCCATAAAAAAATATTCGGCATAAGTTCCGTTTCTGCATAGTTATGGTTCTTAGATGTGAAGGGGTCGTAGTGGAAACATTGCGACCCTAACAGTTCCGACAACGGACCCTGCGCTATGCTGCATTAAGTGCAGCCTCTGAGTGTGGGGTAACTATCAAAGGACAAATCATCGTCACTTATCATGCTTCGCGTGATCAATGACGTTTGTCTTCAAATCCCCGGCGCCGTTTCTCCTCCGGCAGACGGGATACGGCGGGTTGAGCTTATTTATGTGGGCTCCCCGCCGATCAATAGACTATAGGCTAGTCAGTCATGACAACATGTGAGAAGCAGGACGCTATTTGATTATTAGCTCCAAGATCTTTTGCGAACTTTACGAGTTCAGGGCCGTCACCTTCTTCTGCCATGCCACCCCATACATCTTTGAAGACCTTCTTGCCTGTTGAGCTATCAAAAAAGAAATAGCCAGGATCAGTGATAGGGGTGGATGCGTAAACTACACTCCATGTCCCGAACTGCATAAAGCTATCGACTTCGACTTTCGAAGATTTGACTTTTCCTTCGAGGCTCGTTGAGATGAGTTCTGCATACTCAGTCTTGCGCTCTTTAGTTAGTTTCTGGTCCACGCCGGCGCAAGAAGAAGCGGCGATGGAAGGAGCTGTGAGCAGTGTTAAGGCGCATGCTGTCAAAGCAATCTTGTTGAAGAAAGACATAGGTATAACTCCTCGCACGTTGCCACGATGAACAAGCACAGTGCAGGACAAGCTGTCCAGAGGAAAAGCCTACCTTTGGACGGGCGCAAGTCCGGTCTCCGCAACCAAACAAGACGAATGGCATCTGTAATTCTTGACCTCTTGCAGATGCTTATCAGCGGGTGAGCGAAAGCTCCCCGCTGTTCTCGATAGAGGTCATATCAGCCAATGGAGTCAAGCCATGGGAAGATCGTCGGACAAGACGGGCGAACGATTTGGACGCCTGCTTATTACAGGAAAGAACTTCGAGCGCAGCGGCAAAAACACGTACTGGGATTACGTTTGTGATTGTGGCGGAAAAGGCGCTACTGCAACTTCTAAGCTGAATGCTGGACAAGTAAGCTGCGGGTGCCATGCACGAGAAGCGATAGGGAATCGGTCAATAACTCATGGCCAAACTGTTGGCGGGCGATGGTCGCCAACGTACCGATGCTATCGGGCGATGATAGCTCGATGCATTTATCCAAGTCAGCTCCACTACCCGGATTACGGTGGTAGAGGAATTACGGTCTGCGACCGATGGATGAATGGCGAAGGCGGACTGGCGGGGTTTGAATGCTTTCTGGCTGATATGGGAGAAAAGCCAGAGGGTCTGACGATTGATCGTATAGACAACGATGGCCACTATGAACCGGGTAATTGCCGTTGGGTAACATGGGAAGAACAGTTTCGGAATACTAGGGCGACTGTGGTTGACATGACTACAGTGAAACGCATCCGCAATGATCGTGTTCAAGGCATGTCCCAAAACGAATTGGCGAGCAAATATGGCGTCTCTAGGGGATCAATCCGCTCAGCTATCGCGGCTTGATACGGTTAGGCCTTGGGTTCGTTTGTATAAAACGGTCCGATGGCAACGAATGCGCGAACGTCAGCTTACCGAGCAACCGCTGTGCATGTTCTGCTTGCAGGTTGGCGATGTCGAACCAGCGACGGTTTGCGATCATGTCATCGCTCATAAAGGCGACGAGTTCCTCTTTTGGGATGAAGGCAACCTCCAGTCACTTTGCAAGACGTGCCACGACCGAACAAAGCAGCGTTTGGAGCGAGGTCAGGACATCGTGACCTTCGGGGTCGACGGGTGGCCAGTTTGACCCCCAGGGGCATCAAAAAGTCGACGAAGGACGAAAACGCCGGAACGGCGAGGGTCCATCGCGCACGCATCCACAATTCAAATTATGACCCCTGTAAAGGATTTATGCCATGGCGAGGCCTAGAACGCCTCGTGCCAAGGCGGCAGTCGAGGCAAGTGATAAGAAAAACCCACAGCGCTTCAAAAACCGCACCGATGTCAAGGCTGATGGCCCGCTCGGCAATCCTCCCGCATGGTTGAAGGACACTCCAGAGCTCAAAGCCAAGGCTGCATGGAAGCTGTTTGAGAAAGAGCTGCCGTGGCTGAATCAGTCACACCGCACGCTGGTGGGGATGGCGGCAAATATTCAAGGTCGGATTATGGCTGGGCAAGAAGTTGGCGTACAGGCGATGAACTTGCTGCGCCAGATGCTTGGCCAGATGGGTGCAACGCCTGCCGACGCATCGAAAGTTGCGACCGGCGACGACGGCGACGAGAAGGACGATCTGCTTGACTGATATGCCTGCGCTGGAGCGTGTGAGCGCTTACGCGCAAGCCGTCCTTGACGGCGCTGAGATTGCGGGCCCGCACGTTAGGAACGCTTGCCAGCGTCATTTCGACGATTTGGCTACCGGTCATGAGCGCGGACTCTGGTTTGACGACGATGAAGCGGATCGTGTGTTTCGATTCTTCGAAGAGCGCTTGAAGCTTTCAGAGGGCCAGTTTGAAGGCAAGCCGTTCAAGCTGCACGCCTCGCAGGCCTTCAAGCTAGGTTCATTGTTCGGCTGGAAGCGTGAGGACGGTTCCCGCCGTTTTCGTCGTGCTTACATCGAAGAAGGCAAGGGCAACGGCAAATCTCCATTCGCTGGCGGTGTCGGCTTGTTCGGATTGATTGCTGACAAAGAAGCAGGCGCGCAGATTTATGCCGCCGCTGCCAAGAAAGAGCAGGCCGGGATTTTGTTCCAAGACGCTGTGAAAATGGCGCGAGCTGCTCCGGCTTTGATGCAGCGTGTGAAGTTCAGCGGCGGTATCGGCCGCGAGTTCAATATCGCGCACCACAAATCGCAGTCTTTCTTCCGCCCGATCTCAAAGGATTCTGGAAAGTCGGGTTCTGGTCCACGACCCCATTTCGCGCTTTGCGATGAGGTGCACGAGCATCCAGACCGATCGACAATGGAAATGCTGGAACGTGGCTTCAAGTTTCGTCGCCAGCCGCTCCTTTTAATGATCACTAACTCGGGCAGTGACAAGAACAGCATTTGCTGGGAAGAACACGAGCACGCGGTTCGGGTTGCAGCCGGCACGCAGACGCCAGACGAGGTTTTTAATTACGTTGGTGAAGTCATCGACGACACGACGTTTGCATGGGTTTGCGCGCTCGATAAGGGCGATGATCCCCTGAACGATCCGAGTTGCTGGAAAAAAGCTAATCCACTTCTCGGTGTAATTCTGACGCACGAGTATCTTGCAGGGGTTGTTGCTCAGGCCAAACAAATGCCGGGCAAGCTCAACGGCATTTTGCGTCTGCACTTTTGCTGCTGGACCGATGCCGATAAGGCCTGGATGCCCCGTGAGACTGTCGAAAGCGTCATGGACGAATTCGACCCGGAAGAGGAACATGCTGACAAGCCGGTTTTCATGGGCGTCGACCTTTCGGGCAGTAAGGATATGACTGTTCTTGCCTGCGTGGTTCCGACGGGTTTCATGGAAATGGAACGCGATGACGGAGCTACCGTCAGTCTGCCGACCTTTGATGCGTGGGTTGAGGCTTGGACGCCACAGGAAACGCTGCAAGCCCGAGCACAGGCAGACAAAGCGCCATATGAGTTATGGGTGCAGCAAGGCTGGCTTAACGCTACGCCGGGCAAACGGGTCCGATATGACTTCGTTGCAGCACGCCTTCAACAGCTTGATCAGCAATTCGAAATCAAAGCCATAGCTTATGACCGCTACGCGTACGACAAGTTCCGCGAAGAGGTCGACGCGCTCGGCATTGAAGTCGATCATGTTGCGCATCCGCAGGGCGGTAAGGTCAGGGCTAAGCCAGAGCCATCGAAAGTTGAAGCCGCAAAAGCTGCTGGCCTGCCACCGCCGCAAGGCTTGTGGATGCCGGGATCGGTGTTGGCGCTAGAAGACATGATCATCGATGGGCGCATTCGCCTGAGGCGAAACCCCGTCTTGATGACCGCACTGATGGGCGCCACGTTCGATCACGACCCGCAAGAAAACCGATGGTTTGTCAAAACGAAAGCTTCGGTACGCATCGATGCTGCCGTCGCTTTGGCAATGGCTATTGGCGCTGCGATGGATACTCCGATTGAGCCAGAAGAAAACCTAGATGACTTCATCAATAATATGGTGGTCATCGCCTAACTCACGACGGAGCAAAAATGGGCTTCATTGATCGATGGGTCGGAAAACCCATCAAGCTCACCGACGGCGAGTTCTGGCGCGGTTTCTTTGGCCTTGGAACGACGTCAGGTGAAACAGTCACTTACGAAAAGGCTCTTGAACTTGATGCCGTCTGGGCGTGCGTAAATCTCGTAGCCAACTCCGTGAAAACGCTGCCATGCAATGTCTTCAAGGACGACGGTGTCACAATCGATCGTGAAAACGTTCTTTATGAGCTTCTTCACGATATGCCCAATCTTGACGACACTGCGTCAGATTTTTGGGCCATGGTTGCCATGTGCCTTTGCCTGGACGGAAACTTTTTTGCAGAAAAGAAAATGAACGGCGGCCGGCTTACGGCTTTAAACCCGTTTCATCCGCTCGCCGTTAAGGTCTGCCGCGACGATCGGAACAATCGCTATTACGAAGTGACTGAAACTGCCAAGGGCAAGTCAGGCACGATCCGCCGTATCAGTGAAGACAAGATGTTTCACGTTCGCGGCATGGTCATTCCCGGGTGTGATCGTGGCCTTTCGCCCATCGGCGTGGTCAGGAACACTGTCGGCAATGCGCTTGCGGGTGAAAAGACAGCTGGCAAGATGTTTGCCAATGGTATGCAGGTTGCGGGCGTTCTTTCATCTGATCAGATCCTCAAGGCCGATCAGCGTAAGCAGCTTGGTGAAGTGCTCGGTCAGTTCGCAGGGTCTGATAAGGCTGGCAAGATTGCTGTTCTTGAAGCTGGACTTAAATATCAGCAGCTGACGATCAATCCTCAAGACGCGCAGATGCTTGAAACGCGCCAATTCAGCGTTGAACAGATCTGCCGCATCTTTGGTGTTCCGCCTGTGATGATTGGCCATGCGTCAAACGGTACGACGACGTGGGGAAGCGGCATCGAGCAGCTTATCCTGCAGTTCACCAAGACCTGCCTCACTCCGTTGCTGCGAAGCATTGAATCAGCAGTCTATCGCGATTTGCTGGACGCAAAGACGCGCAAAACGACTGTTGTAAAGTTCAATATGGAAGGCTTGCTGAGAGGCGACAGCCAAGCGCGCGCTGAATTCCTTCAAAGGATGGTTCAGAACGGCATTTATACGCCGAATGAAGCGCGATCCTATGAAAACAAGGCAGAAATGCCTGGCGGTAACGAGCTCATCGTCAACGGAACAATGCAACCGTTGCACGGCATCGGCCATAACGGCGGCCCATCGCTTGATGGCGCGACCGAAACGCGCGCTGCTTAAGGGAATTAAATGAAATATCAGAACATTCTCTCGGCATTCGCTGCCGAGCCTTGGGCAATTGCGCCTGAAAAACTCGAAGCGATGACTGCCTTCCTTCTGTTCAAGGCAGAAGGCGGCAGCTTTTCGCCTGATGAGGTCGCGGCCCGCATCAGCAACAAGCGTGCTAATGAACTCGCAAAGACTGAAGGTGCAACTGCTGTCATCCCTGTTTATGGCGTGCTGGCACAGCGCATGGACCTCATGTCTGAGATCAGTGGCGGTGTTTCCTACCAGTCTCTGAAGCGAAGCATCCACGAGGCGCTAGCCAATGATGATGTTAAGGCTGTCGTTCTGGACATTGATAGTCCGGGCGGGGCTGTTCCGGGCACTGATGAGCTTGCCACTGAAATCCGCACCCTTCGCGGCGGCGACAAGCCAATCATTGCACAGGTCAACAGTTTGGCGGCAAGTGCAGCGTACTGGATTGCATCTGCGGCCGACGAGATTGTTGTCACACCATCCGGCCGGGCTGGCTCTATCGGCGTTTACACATCGCATGATGATGTGTCTGCGTATCTCGAAAAGAATGGCGTGAAGCGCACGTATATTTCTGCGGGCAAATACAAGGTCGAAGGCAACGAAGTTGAGCCTTTGGGTGAAGATGCTCGCCAGTTTATTCAGGATCGCGTTGATTATTCTTATCGCCGTTTTGTTGAGTCGGTGGCTGAAGGTCGCGGCGTCACGAAGTCCAAAGTAGAGGATGGATTCGGGAATGGTCGTGTATTCTTTGCTCAAGAGCTACTTGACCGTGGAATGGCTGACCGGATTGCCACGCTAGACGAAACGCTGGCTCGATATGGCTCTGACACCACACCCCAACCTATTCGCCGCATCAAAGCTGCAAATACCGCTCGTGCGCAGGACGCCGACACGCTGATCGCAAAGATTCGCGACGGTGCAGATATTTCTAAACGTGAGTTCGAGAACGGCCTCAAGGGTCTTGTTGGCTGTTCGAATTCAGAGGCAGAGCGGGCCGCTCGGCTCTACCTCAAGTCTGATCAGGGGGAACCTGATGTCGATGCGGATGCTGCTGTTTCGGCGGCGCTAGATCAGCTCATCGCTGAAACAAAATCGTTCAAAATTTAACATCAGGAGGACTTATGTCCGAAATTAATCTAGCCGATAAGATTGGCGAGCTTGGCCAGTCGATTGCTTCCATCAAAGAACAGGTTGGCAATCTGGGTGCTGAGTACACTGCAAAGCTTGAACAGGCTGGCACTGTCTCAACAGAACTGAAAGACAAGACCGACAAGGCTCTTTCGCAGCTTGGTGAGGCCACCACGCGTATCAGTGATCTTGAGAAGCGTGCCGCTCGTGAAAGAGAAGTCGAAACTGCTGGCTTTAAGGGGCTCGGCGACTATCTGGTCGAATCCGAAAAGTTCCTAGCCATGGACAAGGGCGGTCGCGGTTCCGTTCGCGTAAGGGCCGAGCGTGCCGATATCACTTCTGCCAACACAACTGTCGGTGCCGGTCGTTCGGATACCACATCTCTTGTGTCGGGTCATCGCGTGCCGGGTATCATTGCTCCGCCTAACCGAACCTTTACGATCCGCGATCTGCTTGCACAGGGTGAAACCTCGAGCAACAGCATCGAGTACGTAAAGGAAACTGGATTCACCAACAACGCCGCTCCGGTTGCTGAAGCGCCAACTACGCCGAAGCCGAAGTCGGATATCACATTCGACCTTGAAACGACGCCTGTTCGCACCATCGCACACATTTTCAAGGCTTCACGCCAGATCATGGATGACGCGCCAGCACTTGCTTCGTACATCAATGCGCGCGGCACGTACGGACTGAAGTTCGTTGAGGAAAACCAGCTTCTCAATGGTGACGGCACCGGCCAGAACCTGAACGGCCTCCTGCCGCAGGCTACTGCCTTTGCTCCAGCGTTTACGCCGGCATCCGCAAACGGCATCGATCGTCTGCGCCTCGCAGTGCTGCAGGTCATTCTTGCAGAATACCCAGCAACTGGCTTCGTCCTCAATCCAACTGATTGGGCCAAGCTGGAACTGACGAAGGACGGCGAAGGTCGTTACATCATTGGTAATGCTCAGGGCGCCACTGCTCCGACCCTCTGGAACCTTCCAGTTGTTCAGACACAGGCCATGGCAGTCAATGAGTTCCTAACCGGTGCGTTCAATCTTGCCGCTCAGATCTTTGACCGTCAGGACGTGGAAGTTCTGCTTTCGAGCGAGAACGAAGACGACTTCGTCAAGAACATGCTGACGATCCGCGTGGAAGAGCGCCTTGCTCTTGCTGTTTATCGTCCAGAAGCATTCGTTAAGGGCGACGTCGAGGAATAATAGCGGCTGGGAGGCTTCGGCCTCCCTCCCTTTTGGGAGGGTTTAATGGCGCTATTAGAGCTTGAAACAGTCAAACGTCACTTACGCGTCTTTCATGATGACGAAGACAGCCAGATTGAAATCTACACGGCTGCTGCGGAATCTATCGTTACAGAATATCTCGACCGAGAAGTTGTTGCGACAGGCGAAACGCCCGCCTTGCCAGACGGCATTGCTGTTGGTCCCGCTATTGTCGCTGCAATTTTGTTGGTTACAGCTGATCTGTACGAGAACAGAGAGCCTGACATGAGTGCGCAAGGCGAGGTGGTTTTGCCTCGACACGTTCGCGCTCTATTGGCTCCGTGGCGTGTTTGGCTTTCTATCCCTGATGAGGATTAAAGAATGCAACCAAAGAATTACAAAACCGACGGCGGTGATACGCTCGTCATCGGCGGCACACTGAAGGTTGAAGCCGGCGCAACGGTTGAAGGCCTTGAAGGCGGCGGCGGTTCTACTGCTTGGGCTGACATTACGGGCAAGCCTGCCACCTTTGCACCGACGGTTGGTACAACAGCATCTACTGCCGCTGCTGGCAACCACAACCACGCAGTGACAGCCGACGCTGGAAGTGGTCTTGCGGCAGCTACCAGTATTCAGGCTGCTTTTGTTGCCCTGTCCGCACGCGTTAAGGCGCTCGAAGACGCTACTCCGTAATGCCCCACGTCCGCTTCTCCGAAGACTTCGACTGGAAGCCACTCCCGCAAGTCACGATTGCTTATAAGGCTGGCTGGTCCGGCCTTGTGACTACACCCTGTGCCGCAGCTGCCGTTGCAGCCAACAAAGCCGTGCGGCTGAAAACTCCGAGAAAAGGTGAGAAGGATGGCGACACGTAAAGGCGCAGGCGCGCTCAACAACATCGTTGTCTTTCAGCAGCGTGAAGCGGTGAGGGACGAGGGCGGCGGCACTAGCCAGGATTGGGTCGACAAGTTCGAAACTGCCGCTCGTTTGCAACCCCGTCTTGGTTCTGAAACGGATATCGCGGCTCGTACTCAAGGCATCCAGCCTTATACGCTTGTCGTACGCAGCGAACCACGCACGCGAAACGTCACACCGTCTTGGCGCGCGAGGAATAAGCGAACGGGTGTTCTCTACGAAATCCAGTCATGTGCTAACCCCGACGAAGTGAATCAGTACATCGAAATGCGCGCTGTCGTGCAGGGCGGTGGCTGATGGCTACAAAGATTACGGGCCTCACTAGCCTTAATCGCAAGCTCAAACTTCTCCCCAAAATTGCTCAGGATATGATCAAAAAGGCTATGGAGAGAAGCGCAGAAGAGATTTGCGATATGATGCGCAATCTGGTTCCCGTTGACGACATGGTGCTTCACGACAGCATTGGCTGGACTTGGGGCAAGGCGCCTCCCGGAAGCATCACTATTGCTTCTGTGGATTCCGTTGTCGGAGATGACACGACGATCACGATCTATGCTGGCAACAAAGAAGCTTACTACGCGCGCTGGGTTGAGTTTGGCACTACGCGCTTTACGAACAAGGGAATGTTCGCCGGCACGACGAATCCCGGTCAGGGAAAACAGCCATTCTTCTACGTGAGTTGGCGCGCCAAGAAAAAAAGCACTAAGCGCCGCATCAGGTCTGCAGTGACGAGAGCCGCGAAAAAAGCCGCAGCGGGGTATTAAGGAATGGACCCTGTATGGGAACTTCAAACCGCTATCTATGCGCGGTTATCGCAGGATGCTGCGCTGACCTCGCTTATCGGTGCCGACAAGGTTTATGACAATCCTCCCGCCGATACGAATGGCAATATACCGGCTGCAACCTACCCGTATGTGTCCTTTGGCGACGCTTCGTCTTCTGACGATAGTGCCGATTGCGTTGATGCGGCTGAGGTCACATTCCAGATTAATTGCTGGTCGTCATTGCCAAGCCAGAAACAGGTCCGGCAAATTGCTGATGCTGTCACCAAAGCGCTCAGACGATGGGAGCCACCGCTCAGCGTGAACGCTCTCGTCACCTTCGATTATTGGCGAACCGACTACATCCGCGCGCCTGGCATCAATCAGGCTTCTATCCAGTACACGGCAGTCATCGAGACGCCGTAGCTCGCGCATCCGGATTTCACCAACACCAAATCACGAGGACCAATATGGCCCAAGCTACAACGATCAAGTCGGGTAAAATCCGTGTATTGCTCGGCAATGACGCTACCCCGACAGTTTATGAAAATCCCTGCGGTTTCACGCAGCGCTCAATCACAATCACAAAGGGCCTCGAAGAGGTCAATATCCCAGATTGCGAAAACCCAGACCTTGTCGATTGGGTTGGGCGCGATGCAACCAGCCTGTCGATGAGCGTGAGTGGCGAAGGCGTGCTGGCTGCCGAAAGCGTAGATGCATGGCTAGAAGCAGTGGACAGCATTGATTCAGTGCCGGTGAAGATCGAGTGGGAATTCCCGCTGAAGACGATCACCTGGACTGGTTTCATGCACGTTGAAAGCATGGAAGTTGGCGCAACCAACGGCCAGCGCGCAACCAACAACGTCAGCCTGCAGTCTGATGGCGTCATGGTCCGTACGTCTACCCCGGCTACACCATAATGAGCCGCGACGCATCTGTGTCGCTCGACTTTGCGGACGGAACTTACACGTTCCGTCTCGCATGGGGCGAGCTGGAAGAATTGCAGGAGAAGTGCGACGCTGGTCCTTACGTAGTGTTGGAACGTCTGCACAATCGATCCTGGCGTATCAAGGATATCAGCGAAACGATCCGGCTGGGCCTTGTCGGCGGTGGTTTAAAACCGACAGAGGCGTTGACGCTAATTCGTCGATATGTGACCGACCGACCACCACTTGAAAATCTGACGCTATCGCAAGCTGTACTATCTGCGGGTCTCGTCGGGGCTCCGGAGGAGCCAGTGGGGGAGCAGGAAGCGGCAAGTCAGGAGGGGAGCAACTCGACAGCCTTCCCAACGGGAAGATCAGATTTGCCGCAATCTACGGAAACGGTGCAGTTCTAGGATTTACGCCGCAAGACGTCGGGAAAATGTCCATGTGGCAGTACATGGCGGCGCTTGATGGTTACATCAAAGCGAATACGCCAGACGAGCCAGGTAAATTGTCAGAGTCCGAGAAAGACGATCTGTGGGATTGGCTCCAGGGTGGCCGTTAATCCTAAAGGATCGGATCTCGCTGGATCATTCTGCCTTTCTCACCATCCAGATCAGAACCAAATCCCTCTAAGTCTCTGCCAATAATAATCATGGGTAAAGACGACAGGCTGACGATTGATCCAGCCACCATTACGACGATCCACGGCATAGGGTCTGAGAAAAGATACCTTCCAAACGCCGCATTTCTCGCTACTGCACTAATAAAATTCCAATAGCCAAAAGCAGTAAGGCAAGGCCCGAGAAATAACGCGGCGATGCCCGCCCACCCGGTTCCGTTGAACCTCTGTTCTATCTTCACTTAAAGGCTCCCAATGGCAACAGATCTCGAGAAACTCGTAGTTCAGCTCGCTGCTGACCTCAAGGGCTTTGAACGTTCGTTCAATCGGGCAGTCGGCATCACCAATCAAAAGATGGCGCAGGTAGAAAAGCGTTCGGATCAGGCGGCTAAGCACATTGAGCAAGCCTTCAACCGAATTTCTTTTGGCGGCCTAAATTCGGCTTTGGCTGGCGTTGGCGTTGCATTTGGTGCGAAAGAGATCGCTTCATACGCCGACGAGTGGACCCGTGCAGGCAATCTTATACGCTCTGCGGCAACCTCGACAGGAGTTGAGGTTCGATCGCTGGATGAGCTCAAAGAAGGCGCTAATGCTGCACGTACCAGCCTTCAGGATTACACAGAACTTTATGCGCGCCTAATTCGTTCAGCCTCTGCTGTTGCGGAATCTGAAAGCCAGATTTCTCTTGCGACCGATCTCGTTTCCAAGGCATTCAAGGCAGGCGGCGCGGCAGCTCAGGAGCAAGCAGCCGGTATTCTGCAGCTCGGCCAGGCGCTGGGGTCCGGTGTATTGCAGGGTGATGAACTTCGCTCGCTGCGTGAGAATGCGCCGATCATTGCCAAGGCCATCGCAGACGAATTCAAGACGACGATTGCTGGTCTCAAACAGCTCGGCGCTGAAGGCAAACTTACGTCTGACCGCGTATTCAAAGCCATTCTCAATGCGCAGAAACCGATCGAAGCGCAGTTTAGGGCGACAAACGCGACGATTAAAGACGCGTTCACTCAGGTCAATAATGAATTCCTGTCGTACATCGGCAATGCAGATGCATCGGCTGGTGCGAGTGCAAAGCTTGTGTCTGCCCTGCAGTATGTTGCCGACAACTTCAAGGAAGTGGCCGACGTAGCCGCAACTTTTGCGACAGTCATTATCACGGCGCTCACAGGTCGAGCACTCGGCGGGCTTGCTGCAAATCTCCTTACGGCACTTGGTTCATTGGGGAAGTTCCTCACCGCGATGCGGACAGGAGTGCCAATCGTCACGAGCTTTGCAGCTGCTCTCGGGCCTATTGGCTTGCTGGCAGGTGCAGCTGCGGCTGCTGTTTTGCTGCTCTACAACAATATGGATGGTGGCGATCGCGCTGCAAAGTCTTTCACTGAAGCGGTTCGCGGTAACGAAACGGCGCTCAATAATGCGGCCACAGCATCCCGCAACTACCAATCTGAATTGGTCAAGCAGATCAGCTTGCAGTTGGAAGCGGCTAAATCGCAGAGTGCAATAGCTTCTGCTGAGGCGTTCACTGCCATCGACAGGGCTGCAAAATTTAGGGGGATGACTGGGCTAAAATTTGAGCCATTGGAGTATGCCGCAAACACAGCGGAAACGAATGCTCTCAGATTAGAAGAGGCCGTCATTGACCTCGAAAGCCAAAAAAAACGCGCTGAGAAGATCCTTGCTTCCACGCCTTCGGGGTACGGCGGCGGCATCGCCACAACGCCTGACGACAAGAAGAAGGGTAGGACGAAGAAGACGCCAGCGGAAAAGTTCGACCGGGATTTGCAAAACATCACGGATCGTACTGCTGCACTTGTCGCCGAGACTGAGGCGCTTCGTCAGATCAATCCACTGATCGATGATTACGGCTTTGCTGCTGAAAAGGCGCGTACCGAGCAGGAACTGCTCAATGCTGCTCAAAAGGCTGGCATTGCTATTACTCCTGAGCTTCGTTCGCAGATTGCGCAAACTGCCCAGCAGTGGGCTCTAGCAACTGCGGAAGCGAATAAGCTCAACGAAGCGCAGGGCGAGCTAAGGCAGAAGTCTTCGGAGTGGCGCAGCACCGAGCTTGATGCTTTCAAAGGTCTTGTGACTGATCTTTCATCTGGGAAGAATGCGGTAGAGGCGCTTACCGGCGCATTGCAAAAGCTGATCGATAAGCTGTTGGACATGACGCTGAATAACCTTTTCGATGGTCTATTCGGCAAGTCAGGCAGTCTTTTCGGTGGCTTTCTCGGCTTCAAAGATGGTGGGCTGCCAAAATTTGCCAATGGAACGCCATCTCGACCTGGTCCCGGCCTCATTCGCGGACCGGGCACTAGCCGCAGTGATAGTATTCTGGCGCGCGTATCGAACAAAGAGTTTATCACGAACGCTCGTTCGACAGCGAAATATCGTGGGCTTCTTGAAGCGATCAACCAGGATCGCTTGCCAGCCTTTGCCGACGGCACTCCGAGTTTGCGCGCACCCTCAATGCCGATACTCAGCGCTCCGCAAAGGCCAAGTGCTGCACAGGCGGCACCACAGATCAATATCAACGTAGCAAGCGCGAGCGGTGACGATTACATCCGCGCCGTTGTCAGCGATGGCGTTAGTCAGGGACTTCGTCAGTACGACAAATCAGGACCGATGCGCTTTGCTCGGGACAGTAAACAGGCTTCAAGGCGGGGATTAGTGCGATAGGAATCTGGATGGCGTTCGCGCAGTTCCTATTTTCTTTTAAGCTGCAGTTTGAGCATTAACGTTATGAGCTGGGGATCTAGTAGTCCCCGATAACGGCTTTCTCTTAGGCTTAGGCAGTAATCCTTCACGTTGCGCTTTCTTCTTCGCTTCTTTTCGGGCTCTGCCTATTGCAGCTTCTTTTTCGCGAATGCGTTTTTCGGAAGGCTTTTCATATGCCCTGCGAGCCTTCATCTCGCGAAACACACCTTCACGCTGCAATTTCTTCTTCAAAACGCGTAAGGCTTGATCAACGTTATTATCGCGGACAAGAACTTGCATAGTCTTTCCTAACTTATAGGTTACAAAGAATGATCGCGAGCTATTCTGGCCGCCCTCAAACGGTCCGTTTTCGCGGTGGTCGCGGATCTCTCTTCGTGGAGAATAGTCTTAGCGGCCAGAGCGGTTCGCGACTTTTGCGACTCCGTGCGCGTATCAATTGGCTTGAAGAGCGTATCTTTTGTGTATTCGGTTATCATGGCGGAGTCCTCTCAGTATAAAATAAAGCCGATGACTAACGGGCTCGGCTTTTTGAACAACCGCCAGCAGTTCGTCTCAGGACGTTCGAAAGTTTTGACCAGTCGCGCGATGGAGTCAGGCGCGTCGAGAGGTTATTCACCAAACGGGACTGCTCGACTGGTGAAATATCAGTCTTCCTAGATTGTTTTGTAAGGTTTTTTGAATGGTCTAGTTGGTTTTCCATAAGAGCCTCTCTGTGAAATTCATTAATTCAATAAGAACGAAAATAAAAAGGGCCGAGCGTGCACTCGACCCCTTAAAAGTAAACTTCTCTCAACAGTGCCAGTACATCCGTGGTCAAAGGAAAGGAGAAAACTTATTTAGGCTGCGACGAGGTTGCAGGCAGACATCTTGCCGGACTTCATGTCCCGCTCCATATCGTATCCAATCTTCTGACCTTCGACGATTTCGCGCATTCCGGCGCGCTCGACGGCAGAGATATGAACGAAGGCATCTGCGCCACCGTTGTCAGGCTGAATGAAGCCGAAGCCTTTTGTGGAGTTGAACCATTTAACTGTGCCAGTGGTCATAATAAACCCTTTCATAGAGGTATAGATAGCAGCACGCAGTTGCGTGACGCAAAGTGATAACGATTTTTAAAAAGGGGTTCGTTCAGGACGCGGTGCTAAACGCGCAATAAAGCAAAACTCATCAAGAAAATATCGATGATTAATACTTAATGCATGATCTCGGAATTGTCAAATTATATTTAAGTAATGCATCGTTTAGTAGATTTTTGTATTTTAATATCACTCTTGCCGGCACTAATATTTTTCTAAAACTTATAAAAGGCGAGCTCTCACGAATGGTGAGCTCACCCCAACAAAGCTTCGTTAATTAAGCCGTACCATATGCTGAGGTAGCTTCAGGCAATGGAGCGATATCAATGCGATGGTCACGCATGACACCCGTCATAAAATTCTGCAAAACTAATTTCGACTGGTGAAAGAGTGGACCAGATAGTGGCTTCATTCTTAACGTTACATAACCCGCCTTAGCCATCATTTGATTAAGGATGCGGTTGCTGCTGTGGAAATCGATGAGATGGATATTGGAAGACATGAAGTCCTCCTTTCAGATTGCGGTTACGGACAATTTAGTCCCGCCAGCGAGCCCAAGTAAAAATCTAATGCTGACAATCAAGAGTCCGCTTTTACGGATGAAATAGCAAGCTAACAATTGAGGTCACTTAAAGGCAGACGTCACTGTTATATCCGTTGCCTACCACGGCAGAAGTCTAGGCTAATTGAAGGGCCAAATAATATTTCCTCCCTTTCAGGACAACCCATGATCAATCTTCTCTCAACCGTCCGCTTCGTGCCGTCGTACCCCATGCTTAATAATCCGACCAGTCAGACGAAGTTTGGCGGTCGGGTTATTTCTACGGTTGAATTCGTTGATCCTTATCGCACTGTGGATATGGAAACTTTACCGATGAAGGCCAGTGAGGCTGTTCAGCTTCAGTCCTTCATTGCTGCGGCGAAGGGCGGCATGGAGACGATTATATATCGTCCGAAGCATATCTGCATACCGCGTGCTTATTGGGGCGATCCGAACAATTCGCATATCACCGGCACCGCATCGCGCGGGACCGTGACAGGCGGATACATTGTTCAGCTGACGGGCGTCGTTCCTGGATTACAGCTCATGGACGGCGATATGTTCTCCCTCAAGAGTGGCGACTATCGCCAGTTCTTGCAGGTTGCTTATGGCGGTGGAGCAACAGCCGTAAGCACGACGATCACAGTTAAGGTGGATCAGCCAATTGCGACGTATATCGCAACTGGCGCAACAGTTCGGTTCAAGCAGCCGGAAATGAATACGCGGCTTGTGAAGGATAGCTTTCAGATGTCGAAGGGTCCGCGACCCACCGCTAGTTTCCAGCTGATCGAGGTGCCGAAATAATGGCTTTCCCAACTCGTTTACAGCAATTGCTGGAAGAGGGGCGTATTGTTGTGCGCTCTCTCGGAGAATTTCAGTTTGGCACCGGCTTTTGGTACATGTGGAACGGCTCTTCTGAGTTCACTTGGAACGGGAACACCTACATTCCAAACCAGCTTATTGCGATTGAAGAGCCACCGTATCAGATGGGCGCTGAAGCGCTTCCAATCACTATCACCATGCCGACAGCGGCGGATTATGGCGTGACGCCTGACAAGCTCGCTCAGATCGAAAGCGTCGATTACAAAGGCCGTACGGTCATTCTGTCGGATGCTTATTTTGATCCGGACACGCGCGAACTGCTTCACGTTGAGCCGATGTATCGAGGATATATCGACACGATTGATCATGAGACTGAGGGCGGCGAGATGGTTCTGAAAGCCAACGTCGAAACGTCTGCGCTGGAAAACCACCGTGACGGCTATCGCACCGCCTCTCACGAAGATCAGCAGCTTATCTCGCCGGGTGACAAGATTTTCGAATACGCATCAACCGTGAAGCGCGAGAACTTCTACATCACGCCGTACCAATAAGTCCTCCCTGCACAATATGACCACCGCGAAGGGATCTCCATGCGACATCCGGAATGGGAAAAACGCCTCGTGGCTGTCACGGAGGCGCACTTAGTCACGCCTTTGGTTTGGGGAACGTCTGACTGCCTTCTTACCACCTGTGACGCTATTGAGGCCATGACAGGCCTTGATCCAGCGATAGAAGTGCGTGGCAAGTACAAGCGCCGTGCTGGCGCATATCGCATGATCAAACAGCGTAACTTCGACAGCCTTGGTGCAGTGCTAGCCGACCGATTTGAAGAAATCCCTGTCTCCATGGCGCAGCGCGGTGATGTTGGTATCTTCGAGAAAACTGTCGGCTACTTCTGTGAATACGGGTTCGCTTTGAAAGGCGAGGACGGTTTGCGCTTCCTGCCGCGCACAATGGCCGAGAGGGCCTTCAAGGTTTCCTGATGTTTTACATTCTGGCGATTTTATTCGCGCTGCTGGCAACGCCTGCGGCGGCGGACCCTGTTTCACTTGTGACAGGCATTGTCGGCCTTGGATCATGGCTATTTGGCGGCACCGTACTTGCAAACATCGTGCTTGGCGGACTTCTTGTTGCTGCCAAGTACGCGCTGACATCGATCTTCCAGCAAACGCCGAAGTCTTCCGCCTCTGCTACAGAAACCAAGTACGGCGAAAACCTCGTGCGCGAGGTCGGGCTTGGCGTCTTTGGCACTATGGGCCATCACATCTACCGAAACGCGTTCGACAAGGGCAATCACATTGTTCAGGACGTGTTCAAGCTGTCGGATTTCCGATGCCTTGAGCTTCTTCGCGTGCAGATGGATGGTGAATGGAAATCGCTGTCTCCCGATCAGCAAGGCGACGAAGGCCGCATCTATGGCCAGCGCATTCTCGGTGTGAAGGATGGTGGCCAATGCTTCGTGCGCTTTTATCAGGGAACGTTTGATCAGACAGCCGACCCGGCACTGATCGCCTATGCAAACCCTGCCGGTCGCTGGACGACAGCCCATCGCGGCGCCGGCCTGTGCTATGCAATCGTCACGACCATAACTGACGTGGACAACCTCACGTCGGTCCCGAACCTCATGTTCGAAGTACGCGGCGCTCCACTGTATGATCCGCGCAAGGATAGCTCTGTCGGTGGTTTCGGCGCACATCGCTGGAATGACCAGAGCACTTGGGAATTCAGCAACAACAACGCCGTAATGATGTATAACCTCGAACGAGGCCTCTACATCGGAACTGAAAAGATCGTCGGACGTGGAGTGGCTGCAAGCCGCCTGCCTTTGTCTGATTGGTTCACAGCAATGAATATCTGCGATGAAATCATGTCGGATGGCAGCAAGCGTTATAGTGCGGCTCTAATTGCATCGTCCGGCGATGGCGTTACCCACGAAACCAACATGACGCCATTGCGCGAAGGTTGCGCAGGCTCTTGGATTGAAGCTGTTACGGGCGAGTATCCTATTGTTGGTGCAAATCAGGCTGTCGTTGCGACAATCACCGATGATGACATTGCGTGGGAAAAATCTTTCCAGCTATCGCTGACGCGCACGCGAACCGAGCTCGTTAATACGGTCGCTGCATCGTACGTCAGTCCGGACCTATTCTATGAAACCACGTCACTGACCACCCGCATCGATGCACTTGCTTTGGCGCAGGATCGTGAGCGCTTGGCTTCCAAGGTCGATTACACGGCAGTTACCGATCATCGAGTTGGTGACCGGCTGGCAGATATTGCAATCCGTGCATCGCGCTATCAGGCCAACGGCAGCTTTACTGTTCATCCAAAGTTCCTTGCGCTTCAGGTAGGCCAGTGGGTGCAATGGCAGTCTGACCGATACAATCGCACGGTTAAGTTCCAGATCCATAGCAAGTCTCTCGGTGCGATGGGCAGTGACAGCGTTCGCGATGTTTCAATTTCTTGGCAGGAGGTAGGCGAGGGCATCTTTGATCCAACCGCCTATGAAACCAATCCACCTGTTTTGATCCCCAACCAGCCACCGGATTATCAGGCGCAGCTTGCCAACTTCAACGCCATCCCGAACAAGGTCATTGGTGATGATGGTCAGGAATACCCAGGAATTCGCCTATTCTGGGATGAAATCACAGACACGACGGTCGAAGGCGTCGAAATTCAGTATTGGCCTGAGAATGATCCGTCGCAGGTATTCACGGCTTACGTGCCGCGTGACGTGACGGTGTTCCAGATCGTCAACGGACTGACCAGCAAATCAGAATGGAACGTGCGATATCGCTTCAGAGTGGCGGCAGGAACGCGCCCTGTGGTTTGGTCTGCTCCAGTGCTGGTTCTGACGCAGGAGGTGTCAGGCGATGACAGCCCGGTCGATTACGGCCGTCTTGATGACGACTTGTCGGGTCTGATTAACTGGATAACTGACGATATGCGCGAGCTTAAAAGGCAAGCGCAGGAACTGGCAACCAGCACTGCCGACAATCACAACACCAACTACGCTGACTTGCAGACCATTCGCCGCCAGCTGACCAGCACGTACGGAACGGCAAAAGCATCGTGGCAAGAGGATATCCTTGTCGCAACGGGTCCAAATAGCGCCATTGGGCAACAGCTGACGCAGATCAATGTCAGCCTTGGCACCAAGGCAGATGCCAGCACAGTCGTGCTTTTGCAAAGCCGCGTGGATGGCGTCGAAGGCGATATGACTGCCATTTCGAATGCGCTGACTGAGGTCAATGCATCGGTAGATGGAACTGTCTCGAATGCCGCTTGGCGCATGACGGCAACACAGGGAAGTGGCGGACAGTCGGTCAAGATTTCAGCGTTTGGCCGCATTGGGTCTGGCGATAGTTGGAAACAAGCCGGGTGGTTTGTGAATGTCACTCCGACAGGCAGCCAGTTTGTCATCGTTTCCAACCAGTTCGCGATAGCTGACCCGAACGATGACGGCAGCTTTACGTATCCGTTTGTCGCTCAGAATGGTGAGATTTACATGCAAAGCGTTCGCCTCGGAACGTTGAGGTTTGATCGTCTCCTGTCAAACAATAGCAAGTTTGATGCACGTGGCGATGGCGGCAACGCATATCTGAGGATTATCGTCTAATGGTCAGTTGGTTTGTGGGCTGGAAACCGGGCGTCGGCGCGGTGATGAAGGTCAATAAATATGATAACGATTGGCCGTTAGACGTGCCGAACGATGCGCATAATCGCTTCTACTTCAATTCAGAGGCGAGCAATCTGTCGTATGTGTTTGGAAACTTTCAGACACCGCAGCCCTTGAACAAATCGAACTATCCCGGGGGATATCTCCCGGGGGGTATGTATGGCCTGCAAACTGGTTCTCTTGGCGACCAATGGGTGATGAAAAGCACCTACACGACGGCTGGCGAGACTGGAACTCGGTACGACATTTATGGCCTGATTGGTCGAATGCCTGACCTCGCAGGCACCATCCCGTTTGCAGAGGTGAAGTTCATTTCTACGGATGGAACATCTCGCATTCTTTGGAACAATAAGCCGGGAAGTTCGAGCGCCTATTATTTCAGTGTGACCAACTATGGCGTTACTTGCTACTCCACGGAAACTGGCGCGACTGGCCTCGGCTATCGACGTATCCCTTCAGACTTCGGCTATACGGGATGGTGCATAAGGCCATCGGACGCGTCTGCAAGTTTTGACACCTATCTCGGCGGCGACAAAGAATATGTGAATACGATGATCTGGGATTTGCCTTGCAATAACGTGCCAATCCCTAAGCCTGTCGGAACGCCTATTGCAGGACAGATAGCGTTTGAGGCGTCCAATAACCGCATCAAGATGGCAAGGCCGGGGTTTTCCATTGATACAGCGACAGGGCGTCAGCTGATCATGGATAGTGACAGGACGCCGATCAAGTGTGTGATGATGGGCGAAACGCCTTCCATCGCGCCGGGAACATCATACTTTGTCGCAAAGCCTACATCAATTGACTTCGACCTGTCTCCTTCAATGGTCTGCGATACGATTTGCAGCCTGAATGGTTGGGGATTTGCCATTCCTCCAGTCAATCTGAATGCCGGTTTTGATGAGGAACAGACGTTTGCTTATTACCGAGTTGAAGCTGGGGGAATTCGTTTCAGCGTTACCGGAACGCACTCAGTTGCTATTCGTTTCATGCTCTACGCAACCGGCATTCAAGGCCATACAACTGGTGGCAGCGCTGTAATCCGAAAAGTTGAAGGTCAATATCTTCAGATCAAAAGGCCGGGTTCCAGCGATGTGGCACCGGGATACAACGATATCCTTCTGGACACTCGTTTCGCAGCTGTGACGGTATTGGCAGAAGGGTACATCCCCGCCTCAAGTTTTAGCGCAGCCAATCAAGTCCACTGGCGTTACGGAAATATCGCGGCCCGTATTAATTTCGACAGCCAAGGCTTATTCGTTTTTCCCAAGGTCATTGTCGATTTTGGCGACATGTTCCGACAGGGCAATCACACAATGTATTTGTCACCGGGCGGTGGCGTTGAAGTGCTGCGGCACTCCATGGCGACGGTCGTCAATAGCGATCATTGCATTGTCCATATCTCGCCTGGCAACAGTGCTGGCCCCAGTGTGACGGGTTTTCCCGACCCCGTAGGCGTCCGCTATTACATCCTCGGAGCCACCACGCTCTAACAATCCGAAATCGGAGAATACTATGGCTGTTTTGTCAGATTACACCTCTGGCACGATCACGCTCGCCAATGGCTCAACGGCTGTGACCGGCACCGGCACGCTGTTTCAGTCAGCTCAGTTGAAAGAAGGTGATACGCTTCAAATCCAGAACCTGACGGCTGTGATTGCCAGCGTAAACAGCAACACCTCGCTCACGCTGACTGCACCATGGACTGGCACTTCGTTGACTGATGCGCCTTATAGGGCTCGCTTCCTGCCGGATGGATCTCGCCAGACCTCACGCTCAACCACGCTGATCGAATTACTCGGCAACGGCGTTCTATCCAACCTTGCCGAACTTGGCGTCGAGGATGGCAAGGTGCCTGTTGGGAATGCTGCTGGTGAGTATGAGCTGGCGGACCAGTCGACCTTCGGCATCCAAGACCCGAACGGCACATTGGCGAAGTTTGCAGCGCTGACAGTAGCTGCCCGTCAAATCTTCCAGACAGATGAAAACGGCGCGCTGAAGGCTTTGGCACTTCTGGCGAATAAATTCATCTACACAGATGCAAACAAAGATTTAGCGCAGGGCGATATCACACCTTGGGCGCTCTCAATGCTTGGCCTGGCGGGTGTGGCAGATCGTATGCCATATCTCAGTGCCGCAAACTCATCAGCGCTGACGCCCCTGACTGCATTTGCTCGGTCTATTCTTGACGACGCGAATGCTTCAGCAGTTCGCACAACCCTTGGACTTGGTACAGCGGCAACGCGTGATGTTGGAACGAGCGGTTCGGTTATTCCAATTCTTAATGCAGCGAATACCTATTCACAGCCGCAAATTATAAACTGTGCGACACAGTACGTTGATAATTTAACATTGATCAATTCTAGCGCTGCCTCATCGCCGAGGCAGGGTGGTAAACTCAGATGGCAATGGGGTGGTACTGGGCTGTCAGGGATGAATGCATATGCATTTGTTGAAGATACCGGAACATTCAATCAGTTTACCATTGCGTATTCCGGCTACCAAACTAATTCCTCATACTGGAATTTCCGAGGAGATGGGTCAGCTTACGCTACGTCAGGATCATGGGTAAATTCATCAGACGGGAGATTGAAAACCGAAGTTAAAAATATCCCCGATCCGCTCGAAGCCTTGAAAAAATTGAATGGCTGCACCTGGACCCGCATTGACACTGGTGCAAGCGGTATAGGCCTAATTGCTCAGGACGCGGAAGAGGCAGTTCCAGGATGCTCACAGGTCAGTGAAAAAGAGAAGACATTGCCAGACGGCACGACAATCACCGATGTGCTGGCGCTTGATACTGGTGGTGTGGCTGCGGCTGTGCTCGTGGAGGCGTGTAAGGTTATGCTTGAACGCATTGAGCAGCTTGAAAGCCGCCTTGCAGAGCTGACCGCCTGAGCGAAGCGTTGAAGACTTCTTGGCTGAGTTGCCAGAGTTCGAGTGGCATCAAACCTGACCGCTCTTGAGGCTGGGGCTTTTTGTTTGTCGAAAGGAAATAACCAATGGCCAAGGGATATTTGCCAAAGACGATCCAAGGCAAAACAAGGGAAGCAGTTGTCAGGAGAGGTGATACATCCGAAAACACTGTCAGTTATGTCGCTCCGTCATGTGGTGCTGTGAGTGCCGAAAATACACGTTTTTTGGGATAACACGCATCATTTCTAATGGGCTTTCAGGATTGTTCGGTGTCAGTTAACATTTGACCCTTGCCGTTGTTCAATATACGAATTGCGCACAATTAACGGTAAAGGTGAGGCATGTTGCGGATAGGTGTGGTTATTCCTGCTTTTAACGTGGGAGGTTACATTTATGATTGTTTGCGATCCTGCGTTTACGACGACGCCGATGAAAATGTGGCTATTCATATTACGAACGATGGTTCCACTGATAACACGCAGGACGAGATCGACAGATTTTGTAAAGACTATCCATCCGTAAGCATTCGAGTTTTCCAAACTGATAGAGTTGGACCAGGAAATGCACGAAACGTGGCTTTGGATAGTTTAAATTCAAAGTATCTGATTTTTGTGGATGGCGATGATCTGATTTCGAGAGATAACCTTTCAGTCATTCTAGATAAAATGGATGCTTCACGTGCAGATATCTGTTGTCCGAATATCGTGGCCTTCGATGATGCAGGTAAGTTCAAGTTTGATTTTGACAGACCAACCATAAGACACCGCATTTTAAATCATCGTTCTGCCTACCTCACAAACTCACGAGACAATGCGGAGGTTTTAGGTCTAGAAACTTCTATGTGTATGCGCATCTTTCGGAAGTCATTTTACGACGATTGCGGCCTAGAGTTTAGCAATGTGCGTTTCTGTGAGGATGTTCTTCCGTCGCGTATGGCGATAATACTTGCAAGTAAGATATTGGTAGTAAGCGACGACTACTATTTTTACAGACTCAACAGAATTTCCCAGAGAACTTCATCAGCAGATGAAACTACAATGGATTTAGCAAGTGTCATTGGTGAAACGATGTCTTTTGCACTTGACCATGTTGTGGATAATGACCAGGGAGGCTGGACACTAAACCGGCTTACTGAAGCTGCGGTCTGGGGAGCTTCCTTGATTAGCCCCAGACTTCTACATGAATACTCATCCCGCATAACCGATGCCTTAGAGAGTGCTCCGATGGGATGGTGGGGTGCGTTCGAAAGAATTCACGATGTTGCCCATCGGCAGAAGGCGTTCGCTCCCCTTTATCTTAAACGACGAAGCAGGGCCAGCAAAGAGAGGATCATTTATAGTGGTCGATATCGGTTTGTTGACCGACTTGCCTTGAATATGGCCGGAGCATAAAAATGATCTTTAAAGACAAGGCTGCGAGTATTCAAGTTCTCAGCAGTGCTGATGCGCTAATACAGTGCGGGCTTATCCGTACAATCATTACCGATGATAATCGAATTGTTAACTCCCCGCTGTCGAATTTCGAGAAAATTCCGGATGATGTTTCGATCGTATCGATTGATGATGTTAAATTTTCGAGCGTAAAAAAAGCGCGTGAGAGTGCAGTTTTTCTGACCAATTATGAAAATCTTGAAAAGGCTGTAAGCGCTTTTAAGAAAATTGGCATTGAGGCGATACCATATCTTCATATAAACTCTGACATTCAAAAAACAGACATTGTTGATGTTATATCAAGTGTATCGTCCGTTTCTTCATATTATGAGGTTACTGCTGATAACATTGGAATTCAACACTCTGACCGACATGCTGACTATGATGTGAGTGTGATTGTTCCTGTATATGGTGTGGCTGCATATGTTGAGAAATGCGCCATTTCGCTTCGGGATCAGAAATTTAATGGGCGCTACGAAGTCCTATTTGTGGACGACGGTGGCAAGGATAACTCTGTTGAAATAATCAGTAAAGTTATTGAGGGTCATCCTGACTTAAAGATTTTAGCTAAACCGAATGGTGGCGCAGCTTCTGCCCGAAATTATGGTATTGCACGCGCAAAAGGCCAGTATATCGCGTTTGTCGATGGCGATGATTATGTATCCAGCGATTATGTGGATGCTATGTTCCGAGCTGCCATATTGAACAACGCTGACATCTCGCAAGCAGAGTTCTGTCATGTGAACGCATCAACAGGAGAAGTTGCCAAGCATATCGAATGGTTCAGTACCCATCAAGGTAATTTCAGTCCAATATCGTCGCCTGCTTATCATATGATGTTGCAAACGCCAGGGATATGGCGGCGTTTGTATAGCAGAAAGCTTCTGGACAAACATAATACAGTCTTCAATGAAGATTTTAGACGACACGACGATTTGCCATTTAACATTGAGGTTCTGGCAAATGCTTCATCTATCGCCATAACTAGAACTCCAGTTTATTACTATCTCCTGGGTAGGGATGGTCAGGATGTTGGTGCGACAGATGAAAGGTTGTTTATTCACTTCCGTCTTTTCGAGTATACTAACGAGCGGATTACGCGTCACTATTGGGACAGTTCATTCTTCCATATGTACATAATTACGATGTGCTCGCATCATTTATGGGCCTACGATAGAATTGAAGACAAACTGAAGCCTCAGTATCTACGCGGTTTGGCTAAACAAGTTTTCGGCTCTGACGGTCCAATTGGTCTTTTAGGCCGATTGAAAATACTGACCCGTCACTTCGGAAATAGGAAGTTTCTAATTTTGAAGGCAGCGATCCTGTCGAGGGTTAGCAAGGCTCCGCTGCCGAGCGATATCTAATTCTAAGTCCACCTGATTAAATATCGGTGACCTTATCTTTTATAATACACTGCGACCTCATTCATCGCCGGGAACTTTCGTTGATACGTGATGACCGCAAAGATAAATATCGAGAGCGAATTTTTTCTGGGGAAAAGGTCGAAAAGATAAGCTGAGGGGTCAGCCCCTCAGCTTATTAGCAAGAAGTTTAAGCGTGCTGATAAGGGGCTTGTTTCTTATCTGTTCGATAAGATTTTGATATAGGATGTTTTCTGATTTCAAGTTTTCTAGCATTTTTTCAGCCTCAATCATTTTCAATGATAGAGATTCACTAATTTGCTTTGATGTGGATAATTCTTCTAATATTTGTTGATTGTATTCTAAATCTTTTATTTTAGTTATTTTAAGTTTCTCATTCTCTTCTTTGAAGTATTTAAGATCAGTCGTTATCCTAGCTAATATACGCTCTAAATCTCCAATCTTTCCGCTCATTTTTAGATCCAACGAGGCAACAGCAGTCTCCTTTGTTCTGTTGATTAGAGTATCGTCTATGCAGTATTGGATTCTCTCCGAAATTGCTTGGAAATCAAATCCGTCGATCCAGTATTCAGAAAGAAGATATCCTAGGTAAGATATAGATTTATTATCTGCCGTAGGTTGAATTTTGTCGAATGCGAGACGAAGTTCTTTAGCGTCTTTTATGCGATGACTCGCGGGATACCATTCGGATATTCCACAAGAATAGACTGGTTTTCCGTGAATGAGTGCCTCGAGACCAACTCCCGAATTTACCGTAATAACTGATAAACAATGTTCAATGAGATCGTGTATATTGGATTGGCTGGCATGAAAAAAGGGGTTCGCTAATTTGGCACTTTCGATGAATTCTGCTATCGCGTCACTATCGCAGTAGGGGTGCCTTTTTACAACGACATGTATACCTGCTTTGAGCGAAAGCATTGATGCCGTTTTGAGAATAGTTAACGCATCTATATCGGCAAATTTAGCGACAGGGTCGGATTGCACCTGAAGAGGAATGAAAACATAGTCGCTAATTTCTTGATCAAATAAACTCTCTTGCGGATATTTGCTTAGTTTGTCTGATTGGAATCGTTCTTTGTAATTTTTTATAATTTTTTTTGCTTTTTCTAGGTCAAAAAAATACGCCTTCTCTTGCAGCTTTTCGTCGTTGGCAATCTCCGACCAGCCGGAGTGGCCAGTCCGATCTATAGCGTACAAAGGTGGTATAGCAGCTTCTTTTAAGCGCCAAACTCCACGAACTTTTCCGACAGAGTGAAAGGAAAAAAGTACGCCGTCTGTCGGAGGGACTCTTTTAACTAGGTCGTGCACTCATAAATAGTCTAGCTATTTGAATGGATTAGTGATTCAAATG